TGACATGCAATTTCGCTCATCGGTGAGAGCCGATATGGAAGTTGAGCGTAACATGTATGAAAACCTTCCTATTCGTAAGATCGCTAGACGTAACGTTAGCGAATCCCGTGTTAGTTTATCAAAACGTACAATTTAAAGGTCATAAAAATGTTGTTATATATTGTTGCTGTTAAAGATCGAGCTGCTGATGTTTTCAATCGCCCGTTCTTTGTGCCCCATCGTAATGTTGCTGTTCGTGATTTCACAGATGAAGTTAATCGTGCTTCAGCTGATAACGCGTTACACAAGCATCCCGATGATTTCGATTTGTATTTGTTAGGCCAGTTTGATGATTCAAATGGTGCCTTTATTCGTGAAGGTTCTCCTACTGTTTTGGTGAGAGCCAAAGACGTAGTTACCACTTCTGTTTGACCCTTGCACCCCTTCGGGGGTGTTTTTTTATTGGAGTAATGTATGTTTAAAAACAAGTCGGCTAGTTCTCATAGCTTTGCTATGGTACCTAAAGCGGATATTCCGCGTTCTAAGTTTTCGATGGAGAAAACGCTTAAAACCACTTTTGATAGTGGTTATCTAGTTCCTATTATGTGTGAGGAGGTATTGCCAGGTGATACGTTCAATGTTAATGTCACTATGTTCGGTCGTCTCGCCACCCCTTTATTCCCAGTTATGGATAATCTCCATTTGGACTCGTTCTTTTTCTTTGTTCCTAACCGTTTGGTATGGAACAATTGGGTTAAGTTTATGGGGGAGCAAGATAATCCTTCCGATAGCATTTCCTACACTATCCCTCAACAAGTTTCCCCAACTGGCGGTTATGCGGTTGGGAGTTTGCAAGACTATCTTGGCTTGCCTACTGCAGGGCAGGTTGGGAATAGTAGTACGGTTTCACACTCTGCACTCCCTGTAAGGGCATGTAATCTAATTTGGAATCAGTGGTTTCGGGACGAAAACCTTCAGACATCTTTATTGATAGATAAGTCTGATACAACTGATACCTCTGCAGCTGCTAATTACTCGCTGCAACGTCGCGGTAAGCGACATGACTATTTCACATCAGCCTTACCTTGGCCACAAAAAGGTGGAGCTGCTGTGTCTATTCCTTTGGGCACTTCTGCCCCTATTATTTCTACTGGTGCCCGCATTCAAATGACGGGTCAATCCAGTGGTAGCGTTAAGTTAATGCAAGGTGTTATTTCCGGCACTGCATTTGGTCCTGATAGCGCTTTTACACCTACTGAAGGTGTAACATTTGGAACCGCTAATACTGTGGTCGGTTCTCTTTCTGCTGATTTGTCTACTGCTACTGCAGCAACAATTAATCAGCTTCGCCAAAGTTTTCAGATTCAGAAACTGCTCGAGCGTGATGCTCGTGGCGGTACTCGGTATACCGAGATTATTCGTTCTCATTTTGGTGTAGCTTCACCAGATGCACGTTTACAACGTCCTGAATATCTGGGTGGTGGTTCTACACCTATTAATATTTCTCCTATTGCTCAAACTGGAGGTACTGGTGTTAGTGGAACGACGACACCTCAAGGTAACCTCGCAGCGTTTGGCACTTACATGGCTAAAGGCCATGGTTTTACTCAAAGCTTCGTGGAACACGGTCATGTTATTGGCTTTGTGTCTGTACGAGCTGATCTTACTTACCAACAAGGTTTGCGTAAGTTTTGGTCTCGTTCTACTCGTTATGATTTTTATTTTCCCGTCTTTGCTACTCTTGGTGAGCAAGCTATTTTAAATAAGGAAATTTATGTCACTGGTGGTAATGCCGACAACAACGTATTTGGTTATCAAGAGCGATGGGCTGAGTATCGTTATAACCCGAGCCAGATTACTGGTTTGTTTAAGTCGACTTCTGCTGGTACTATTGATCCTTGGCATTACGCTCAAAAGTTTACTTCTCTACCTACGTTGAATTCAACGTTTATTCAAGATACGCCACCTTTGTCGCGTAACTTAGCGGTTGGTACCGCGGCTAATGGACAGCAGCTTCTTCTCGATGCTTTTTTCCATATTAATGCTGCACGTCCTTTACCTATGTATTCTGTTCCTGGTTTAATTGATCATTTCTAATATGTTTGATTGGCTTACTCCTGGTATCGGCACTGTTATAGGTGCCGGTTTAGGGTATCTTGGACAACAAGATACCAATGTTTCTTCTGCAGAAATTGCAAGAGAATCTACTGACACTTCTATGGCCGAGGCTCAACGGAATCGAGATTTTCAAGAGCGTTTATCTAATACTGCATATCAACGACAAGTTGAAGATATGAAGTCTGCGGGTCTTAGTCCTATGCTTGCTTATATGAAGGGCGGAGGCGCTTCATCACCAGCTGGTAGTACTGGACAAGTAACATCTGCTCAGTACACTTCACCCATACAGGGTGCTGCTTCTTATAGGCTTACGTCTGCTCAGGCTAAAAAGGCTGAGACAGAAGTCCCTAGTATTGAAACGCATACCAAAAAAATTGGTCAAGAAATTGAGAATCTTAAGACTGATAATGATAAAGCTAAGGCTTTGATTGACAATATTAAGCAAGAATATCAAAATTTGATGAAAACAAATTTGAATCTTACTGATGTTGGTAATGTTATGCGTAAGCAAATTGATCTTATGAGTTCACAAATTACTAATTTTGGTGCTATAACTTCAAATACTTATGTTTTAAAAGAGATTAATGAGCTTGAAAAACAATTAAAGCAATTTGATGTTAATGCTGCTAAGAAGATTGATAATTTTGGACGTGATTACAATCAAGTGAAAGGTTTACTTGATGTGTTTAAGTCTCTTGTTAGGCCACGTTAGTGGCTAGGTTTTTTTTAAAGGAGTTACCTATGAAAACCGTTTTTTGTCGCTCTGCGTACAATTATGATATGGATCTGGCCAGCGATAAGTCTGGCCTTAAGTGTGATGATCCCTCTTTGACTCAACAGCAGTTTAAAGAGGATTCTGATATCAACACTATCGTTGATCGTTTTATGAAGTCTGGGGTTCTTCCTAACCCCGTTAATATGCCCCAATACGTTGATTATGAGGGCATTTTTGATTTTCAATCTGCTATGAATGTTGTTCGCCAGGCGGATGAGTCTTTTATGCGTTTAGACGCAAAGATCCGCGCTCGTTTTAACAACTCACCTCAAGAGTTTCTTGAGTTTTTTGGCAATCCCGACAATGTCGATGAGGCTATTCGCCTTGGATTGGCTATTCCACAAGCCGTTGCTGAAACGCAAGTTTCAGCTGCGGAACCGACGTCCAAGTCGGAATGATGCTATGCTTCGGGTACAGTTCCTTACTTGATGTAACTGTACCCATTGACACCAATTCTTATGTTTTTTTAGGAGAATGAAATGAAACCGTTACATAGATCCCCTGTACATAAACACAGTTCTGCCAAGCAGTTTCGACATAATGTCGGTCGTACTCAAATGGCTAACATTGTCAACGCTCCTATGCGTGGTGGTATACGTTTTTAAGGTATTGTGTGTACTTCTCTTTGGTCTCATCCTACCCATGGTCCTATTAAGTGTGGCCAATGTATAGAGTGCAGGCTAGCGTATTCAAGAGAGTGGGCGATTCGCATTACCCACGAACAGATGATGCACGAGAAGTCCTGTATGCTAAACCTCACATATGATGACGATTATTTACCCAAGCATGGCCAGCTTGTAAAAGCGGATTTGCAAAAGTTTTTTAAACGTCTTCGTAAGGGTGGTTATAAATTCCGTTATGTTGCTTCTGGAGAGTATGGTGAACAGACCCGACGTCCTCACTTTCATATTGCATTGTTTGGAGTGGATTTTGATTCTGATCGTTTGCTTTTTGGTCGTGCTTCTGGTGGTGACAGGACTTACACATCTAAGTCAGTTGCTAGGTATTGGCCTCAGGGAAACCACCTAATTGGAAGTTTAAATTTTGAGAGTGCTGCATACATTGCTAGATATATACTCAAGAAAATTAAGTCTTCCGAAAAGGTCATGCCGTTACCTTTGTATATTGATAAAGAGGAAGGGGAAATGATATTTCCCAATCCTGAGTTCTTAATAATGTCGAAAGGCATTAGTAAGGGGTGGTTTAATGATTACTTCATGTCGGACGTATTTCCGAATGCAAGTGTTATTACCACACAGGGGTCTAGGGCGCCAGTCCCTAGGTATTATAAAAACTTGTTAAAGGAGTTGGGGTCTGATTTAGCACTTGACATGCAATTTCGCTCATCGGTCAGAGCCGATATGGAAGTTGAGCGTAACATGTATGAAAACCTTCCTATTCGTAAGATCGCTAGACGTAACGTCAGCGAATCTCGTGTTAGTTTATCAAAACGTACTATTTAAAGGTCATAAAAATGTTGTTATGTATTGTTGCTGTTAAAGA